GATACGCGCCCGCCTTAGAGCCGCTGGTGGCCTATCGGCTTGGCAGGAAGCGCTGGACCTTATCGAGGCAAGCAATTTCCTCACCGGGAAGACCGACAGAGCCTTCCTTGCTGATCTCGATTTTGTCTGTCAGGCCAAGTCGTTTCAGCGCCTCATCGAAGGGTATTACAGCGCGAGGGGGCCAGGTCCGCCCCGAAACGGCAATGGTGGCGAGACGGCATGGCAACGGCAGATGCGAGCATTCAAGGAACTAGACGATGAAATCACCAGCAATGCAGGCCCTGAGCGCGCTATTCCTAGCCTTCCCAAGCCAGGAGCGCACGGACAATGAGCGGGAGCTTGTGAAGGTCTATCTCATGGCTGTCGAGGACATATCGGCCGACTTCACCGCCATGGCTTGCCGCCGCTTCATTGGCGGCCAGGTGCCTGAGCATAACAACACGTTCCGGCCAACCGCGGCAGAACTGGCATCCGAGGCGCGACGCTTGGTGGAAGCCGCTCAGGAATCCGAGCGCATCCGCAAGCTGCCGTGGGCACCGGAGCGGCCGAGACTGACAGGACCACGCCAGCCGTTTGAGCCGTACCCGAAACTGTGGGATGCCCTTCGCAGCGAGCCGGACATGCTCAAGGTGCTACAGGCGATGGAGTTCGACGGGATGACGGCGATGAGCAAGCTGTTTGCCACCGAGGGGCTTGAGGCTGTGCGGGCCAGGCTGCGTCCGGTAGCGTCGGCCCCGGCCCGTCACAAGGCAGGAGAGGCAGCATGATTGGCGAGAACATCACTGCAGCGGCCGTGCGCGTCGGCAAGATAACTATTTCAGCCCCGCCGCCAGCTCGTCACGGCGATCTGATCAAGGCGTTTTCGGAGGTTAACCGTAAGGTCGTCATTCAGCCGAGCGAACAGGGCTTCCTCACCAGCGAGGGCCGGTTCGTCGGGCGCGTGGAGGCCATGCAGATTGCTGTGCGGGAGGGGCAGGCGCGGAAAGGGACGAGCGACGAACTGTTTTCGGAGGATTTGTGGTGAACAGTATGACTCCCGAGATCACCAACGCCGACATCATCGAGCGCCGGGCGCAGCGGATATGGCGTGCGGACCAGCCCCGCATGAGCGACACCGCAGCGGAGCGGACGTGGGGTGCCATCGATGAATCCGAGCGGACGCAGTATCGGATCGAGGCGGCACGGCTGCCGAGCGACAGGAGGGACGGATGAGCGAGCGAGCATTTCAGGCCGAAGTTCACGAATGGCTTCTGGCGTGTTTCGGAGCGGAAATTGCTGGTGACAAACAGGAGCGGAACCACCGTTTCATCGAAGAGGCGCTTGAGCTTGTGCAGGCGTGCGGAGCTACACGCAGCGAGTGTCACCAACTCGTCGATTACGTCTACAACAGGCCAGTCGGCGAGATTGATCAAGAAGTCGGCGGTACGATGAACACGCTTGCCGCGCTGTGCTTGGCTCATGGCATCGAAATGAACGAAGCCGCTGCGACTGAGATGAAAAGGGTATGGGGCAAGATAGACAAAATTAGGGCGAAACAAGCGGCCAAGCCGAAGCATTCGCCGCTTCCAGAAGGGCCGGTAGCATGAGCGAGCGCGACGAGGACAAGGTGGTGGAGAGGATATGTGCCGATCTGGAAATAGTCGGTTTTCGGCCGATGATTGCGGACGCCTTCAATGCCCTCCGCCCCGGCGACCCCCTTCCCGGCGGGCTTGTCGTGGTGAAAGAGGCGGACATCCAGCCGTCACTGCAGGACATCATTCGCAGGTACGATTTATGACCCGCGCCGCATCGGAGGAACCCAAGCCGTGACCGACCGCCTATCCAACGACTTCGCCGACCAGCTCGCCATCGCCGAGCAGCGCATCAGCGACCAGGACCGGGTCATCGCGCATTTGCGGGTCGTGAACGGGGAACAGGCCGCGCGCATCGCGGAACTGGAGAAGGCGGCACAGCCGTTCGAATTTGCAGAGACGCAAAAGGACGCCTGCGAGCGATACGGACTGGAGCCGGGTCATCTTCAGGGGCAATGGCGACAAGGATTACGCACGGATCGCAGCGAACTTGAATGGGCCATTGTCGATGCCTTGGCAATGGGCGGCGTCACAGCATGGCCGGGGGACGGGGTTGGCTGTGCCGCTCGCATTGTCGAGACGCAAATGGACCGCGCCGAAGCCGCCGAGGCACGCATCGCGGAACTGGAAGCGGCCTTGCGACAGGGCATCGGCTGACATGCACGGAATCACAGCGGGGATAGCGACCATGGGGCAACGCGGGGGACGCAAGCGCAAGGTGCAGGTCACTCTCGCCGAAAGAGCCGTAGCTGCGGATCGCCTAACACCGGAAAGGGCCAAGATGCTGAAGGATGCACTGGAAGAGCGCGAAGTGGTCGACCCGGACGACGGCGGCAAGCGAATGGCCCTCACGGTCTCAGATGCCCCGTTGGATCGTCTCGCCAAGGGCAAGCACATCACGCAGTCCATGTGGGAGGCTGGGGATCGCCTGCGCCGGCATCACCTGCAGTCAGGGCTTGAGCAGATGCGGGCCGTCGACTGGACCAGGCCCTATGTGGACGGCGGTATCCACAAGCCGGAGCCTGAGTTCCGCGAGGCCCACCTGCGGCAGTACAATCGCGCTGTTGCCGCGGTGCGCCCATGGCAATTCAACGTGCTCCGCGACATCGTGCTCGACGAGCGCCCCGTCGATGACTGTGGCGCCGTGCGGACCATGTATGCGACCCAGCGGGACAGGACGACGGCGGGCATGACGGAGCTGCGTAATGCGCTGCGGGCATTGGCCGAGCATTTCGGTCTGCCGGTGGACTGGAAATCAGGGCTTGACGCATGATCATGGAGGTGCTAGGGGAAATATAGATTGGATTTTCGCGCCCGGAGCCGCAAGGCTGCCGGGTTTTTGCGTTCTGGAGATCGAATGACCCGCCTGCTGCTCGCGGCCCTCGCGCTCACAGCCCTCACCGCCTGCAACCACACCGGCCCAAGCGCAGACGGCCTCAGCGAGGCGTATGAGATCGTGAAGCAAGCCGAAGGGGAGTGACATGCCAGCCGGACGGCCGAGCGATTACACGCAGGAAATAGCGGACCTGATCTGTGAGCGCTTGGCTGACGGAGAAAGCTTGCGCGCGATCTGCGGCGACGAGAATTTCCCAGACAAGGCGACAGTATTCCGCTGGCTCGCAGCGCACGAGCAATTCCGCAACCAGTACGCCCGCGCGCGCGAAACTCAGGCAGACACGCTGTTTGACGAGATGCTGGACATTGCGGACGACGGTTCGAATGACTGGATGCGGCGCAACGGCAAGGAAGATGAGCCGGGCTGGGTTGCCAACGGCGAAGCGCTGGCGCGATCCAAGCTTCGGGTTGATGCCCGCAAATGGATGGCCGGCAAGCTGCAGCCGAAGAAATACGGCGAGAAGCTGGTTCATGGCGGAGATCCCGCAAATCCAATCGGCTTGACGATCCGCTGGCAGGGACCGGGCGAAGGTAAGGATGACCAGTGAGATCGTGATCCCCTACGAGCCGCGCTCGGTGTTCTGGCCTTATCACGGCCGCAAATCCCGCTGGGCCTGCATCGTGGCCCACCGCAGGGCCGGCAAGACGGTAGCGGTGATCAACGACCTGATCCGCAAGGCGCTGACATCGACGCGACCGAATCCCCGCGTGGCCTATGTGGCGCCGTACTTCAAGCAGGCCAAGGACGTGGCCTGGCAATATCTGCTCGACTTCACGGCGCCGATCCCGGAGCGCAAGATAAACGCATCCGAGCTGAGGGTTGATCTGCCCAACGGCGGGCGGGTGAGGCTCTACGGGGCGGACAACCCGGACAGCTTGCGCGGCATTTATCTCGACGAGGTGTGTCTCGACGAGTTCGCCGACATGGACCCGAGGGTGTGGAGCGAGGTGATCCGGCCGGCGCTGTCTGATCGCTCGGGCGGTGCGACGTTCATCGGCACGCCGCGTGGCCACAACGCGCTGTACGAGATTGCGGAGCGGGCCAAGCGGGAACAGCCGGACTGGTATTTTTCGCTGCTGAAGGCCTCGGAGACCGGATTGGTGCCGGGTGATGAACTGGCCGCGGCCCGCCAGGACATGAGCGTCGACGAATACGAGCAGGAATACGAATGCTCATTCGAGGCTGCGGTCAAGGGCGCGTTCTACGCCAGGGAGATCGAGCGGGCCAGGGCCGAGCGCCGTATCGGGGCAGTAGCCTATGACCGCTATCTGCCGGTCATGACGGCGTGGGATCTGGGCTTTACCGATGCGACGGCAATCTGGTTTGCCCAGGCAGCCGGGCAGGAAATCCACCTCATCGATTATTACGAGGCGTCCGGCGTCGGGCTGGACCACTACGCGGCGGAGATCGCCAAGCGCGGCTACAAGTATTCCAAGCACTATCTGCCGCACGACGTGCAGGCCCACGAGCTTGGCACTGGCCGCAGCCGTGTCCAGACGCTGCGGGAACTGGGCATCAACCCGGTTGTGATCCCGCAGCATACCGTGCTCGACGGAATCAACGCGGTTCGCCGGTTGTTCGACCGGATGTGGTTTGACGAGGAGAAGTGCCGCCGCGGCATCGAGGCTCTTACACTCTACCGGCGCGAATGGGATGAGAAGGGCAAGGTGTTCCGCAGCAAGCCGCTTCACGACTGGACGAGCCATGCCTCGGATGCGATGCGCTGCTTCGCGGCAGGTTTCAAGCCCGAGCCGGTATCGTCGAAGTACCGCAGCTCCGGCCCGCAGCGGCACGAATCATGGATGACGGCGTAGGGTAGGGGGGCGGCACATGGCTGAAATCGTCGCCCTCGAAGACCGGCGCCAGACAGACGAGCAGGGCTCCGACGACGAGCGCAAGGACGGCACTCCCGCCTTGCGCACCTTCAAGCGCTGGTTCCAGGCTGACAAGGATCATTCCCGCGACTGGCGCATCGAGGCCCGCGAGGACTACGACTTCGTGGCCGGCGAGCAGTGGACCGAAGAGGAAAGGGATGCGCTCAAGGAGAAACTGCGGCCGATCATCACGTTCAACCGCACCGCGCCGGTGATCCGCGCCGTCTCGGGCTACGAGATCACCAACCGGCAGGAGGTGCGCTATCTGCCCCGTGAGATGGGCGATGTGCGCAAATCCGAACTGCTCACCTCTGCCGCGCAATGGTTCCGCGACGAATGCGACGCCGAGGATGAGGAATCGGAAGCCTTCATCGACACCTGCACCTGCGGCATGGGCTGGACGGAAAGCCGGCTGGACTACGACGACAACCCGGACGGCGAGCCCGAGGTCGAGCGTATCGATCCGATGGAGATGTGGTGGGACGACAGCGCCACGAAGCGCAATATCCTCGACGCCAAGCGGCTGTGGCGCGTTCGGCGCATGACGGTGGCGGAGGCCCGCGATCTGGTCGAGGGCAAGTCGGATGTCATGCTCGACGCATCATGGGCGCAGGATGTGGTCGAGGACGGCGACGAACGCCCGCACAACGCTGACCAGCGCGACAGCTACAAGCCGGAGGACGAGGACGAGGACGAGGGCCGGCTGAGCGACGACAAGAAGATCACGCTGGTGCATGTCCAGTGGCGCACCCGCAAGTCGGTATGGCGCGTGATCGATCCGACCAGCGGGCAGGAGATCGAGGTCAGCGACAAGGATGCCACGGCGCTGAAGAAGCGGCTGCCGATGATGGGCATGTCGTTCCAGGGCGTGAAGCAGCAGCGCTTCCAGTGGCGGCAGGCCTTTATCGGCCGTGATGTGCTGGAGGTCAGCGATTGCCCGGATCCCGAGCGGCCGACATGGAACTGCATTACCGGCTATCGGGACCGCAACAAGGGGACATGGTTCGGCTTGGTGCGGTCGATGAAAGACCCGCAGCGCTGGGCCAACAAGTGGCTTAGCCAGGCGCTGCACATCCTCAATTCGGGCGCCAAGGGCGGCGTGATGGCCGAGGAATCGGCCCTTGGCGGGATGACCAGCGACTTCAAGGAAAGCTGGGCGCGTAACGATCTCGTCACCGTCGTGCCGGACGGGACACTCTCGGGGCCGAATGGCAAGAAGATCGAGCAGAAACCCGTCGCGCCGATCCCGGCGGGCTTCTACCAGCTCATGGAGTTTGCCATCTCGTCGGTGCGCGACACCACCGGCGTCAGCCTCGAACTGCTCGGTATGCGGGAGGCCAACCAGCCCATCGGGCTTGAGCAGGTTCGCAAGCAGTCCGGCATGGCGATCCTGGCAACGCTGTTCGACAGCTTGCGGCGCTATCGCAAGCAGCAGGGCCGGCTCATGCTGCACTACATCACGAATTACCTCAGCGACGGGCGGCTGGTGCGTATCGTCGGCGAGGAAGGCGAACAGTACGTGCCGCTGATCCATGACACCGATGTGAAATACGACATCATCGTCGACGACAGCCCGACCAGCCCGAACCAGAAGGAGATGGTCTGGGCCATGCTCACGCCGCTGTTGCCGAGCCTGCCGCCGCAGGTTCAGTTGGCGGTGCTGGAATATTCGCCGTTCCCGACGAGCGTCATCGAGAAGGTCAAGAAGGCTGCCGGCGAGGCCATGCAGCAGGCGCAGCAAGCCGAACAGGCCAAGGCAGGCGGTGGGGCACCGAACCCGCTGGACATGGTTAAGGCGCAGGCGGAACAGGTCAAGATGCAGACCGATGTTCAGGAGAGCCAGGCCAAGGTGGCGAAAGACATGGCCTCGGCTCAGTTGACCGAGGTCAAGGCGCAGAATGAGGCGCTGAAGCGGGAGCGCGACGAGCAGAAGGCGAGGCTTGACACGGCGATGCAGATTTTGCGCATGAGCCAGATGCAGCAGAGCCAGCAGGCGAAGAGCTTCTAACTACAGGCCGACCCGGCGCCTGACCAAAGCCGGTTCCGCACTGACGCCGCGACAGAGCGTCTTCGTTGATCACGATACAATCAGGAGCTACCATGACTGACGCCACAAACGGCGCGCTTGCCGAAGATGCTGACTTTACCGAAGAGGAAATGGCCTATCTGAGCGGCCAGGAGCCGGAAGCCGGCGAAGAGGCCGCTGAAGGCGCACAGGAGGCCCAGGAGGGCGAGGAACCGGCAGACGGGGCCGAACAGCCCGAAGCCGCGCAAGGCCAGCCAGCAGCCCCCGCAGAGCCTGAGCGGCAGAAGACCGTTCCCCACCAAGCGCTGCATGAGGAACGCGAACGGCGCCGCGCCGTCGAAGCGAGGCTGCAGGAGATCGCCGAACAGAAGGCGCGCACCGACGAACGGCTCAACATTCTCCTGCAGTGGGCACAGAACGAAACCGACGCGGCGAGCAAGGCCAACCAGCCCGCCCCGCCGGACAAGAACGAAGACCCCATCGGCTACCTGCAGTGGGAAAACCAGCAGCTCAAGCAGCAATTCGGGCAATACGACCAGCGCTTCCAGCAGCACGAGCAATTCCTGCAGCAGCAGTATCAGACGCAAGCCCAGCAGCAGTTCCGCCAGCAGGTCTGGGATGCGTACACCAACGACATCACGACGTTTTCGGTCGAGCAGCCGGATTTCAACGATGCATTGAACCATCTGCGCGACGTACGCAGCAAGGAACTGCAGGCGATGGGCTTCCAGGGCAACCAGATTGCCCAGCAGATCGGCGTTGATCTGGAGCAGTTCGTCACGGCGGCGCTGCGCAACGGAACCCGGCCTGCCGAGGCGCTATATGCGCTGGCGAAGGCCCGGATGTACCAGCAAGGTGCCAGCCCGCAACAGCAGCAGGCGGCGGCCAGTGTGGCGGCGGGCCAGGCCCAGCCGAACGGGCAACAGGCGCAGCCGGGTCAGAAGCTGCAAACCATCGCCAAGGGCCAGGCGTCCAACAAGTCGCTGTCGGGTTCCGGCTCCGGCTCGCCGCAGCCCATGGATGCCACCGCTATTGCCGGCATGGACGACGATGAGTTTGCGACGTTCATGGCGACGTGCAGCGACAAGAAGCTGCAGAAGATGCTTGGCTACTGACAATGGGCGCGTCAAGTAGATTGCCAGGGCACATTGGCCCGCCGCTAGTGCATATGTACCTGCACGCCTTAGAAGTGGCGCTGGCCGCTAATAGGTTTGCGTTGCCGGACGATCCAAGCACAAAGCGCGAAGCCCGCAGATGGCTGGCGCTCGCCATTGAAATGGCAACAGAGGATTATCCGGTAGAGTAGACGAGCGTAAAAGGTTCGCGGCTCCCTCGATAGCCGCTTCGTCCGCCCCACGATACGGGGCTCCGCTGTAGGCTGGTGGCGATACCCGGCCCTGCGCAGCCGAACCCGGCGCGCATCAACATCACCCTTTCCAGACATGGAGAAGTCCAATGGCTATCGGCCGTTATGGCGTCAATGACGCTATGGCTGTCAAGCTGTGGGCCAAGGTGGTGGAATTTGAGGCGCTCAAGGCGTCTCCTATCGCCCCACTCATCGGCACCAGCATGGACAGCATCGTTCATCGTAAGGATGAACTGAGCAAAGGCCCTGGCGACAAAGTTTCGTTTACCCTGTTCACCCAACTCTCGGGCGACGGCGTGACGGAAGGCCAGGTTCTCGAAGGCAACGAGGAATCGCTGACCAACTACGAGGAAAGCATCCTCATCAACGAACTGCATCACGCAATTCGTGTTCCGAACGGCGGCAGCACCATCGACGTGCAGCGCGTCCCGTTCGAACTGCGGTCCACCGGCCGTCATCTGCTCCGCGATTGGTATGCGAAGCGGCTTTCGACCGTTTTCTTCAACCAGGTTTGCGGCAATGTCGCCCAGACCAACACCCGCTACACCGGACAGCAGGCGACAGTCGCCCCGAGTTCCGGTCGGCATATCTGGGCAGGTACCGCGACCACCGACCAGGGTCTCACGTCAGCCGATACGATGACGGTGGACCTGATCATGGCGGCCAAGGAAACGGCCCAGACGGTTTCGCCGAAGGTGAAGCCGATCAACCCGCGCGTCATGAACAAGAACGGCGGTGTGACATCCGAAAGCAACGATGTGCTGGAGGAGAAATATTGCCTATTTTTGCATCCGTATCAGGTTTTTGACCTGAAGCGGGACATGTCGGACGGGCAGTGGTACGACATCCAGCAGGCGGCCATGCAAGGCGGCCAGATCTCCAAGAACCCGATCTACTCGGGCGCCCTTGGTGAGATCGACGGCGTAATTCTCAAGCGCGCCGACGATGTTACGCTGGGTTGCAACTCTTCGACGGATGCTGCGGTCTCCAACACGCGCCGGGCGGTTCTGCTCGGGGCGCAAGCGGCGGCCTATGCCACGTCGAAGAACGGTGGCGACACCCGTTACCGATGGGTTGAGGAAACCTTCGACTTCAAGCGCGAGCTTGGCATTTCGGTGCAGAGCCTGTGGGGCATGAAGAAGGTCCAGTTCAACTCGGTGGATTACGGAACCATCGTCGTGTCCACCTATGCCGCAGCGCATACGTGATAAGGAGGGCATGAACAATGGCTACTGGAACAGCGGGTACTGACGCACGTCAGTACCACTCCCAGCAGGTTCACTACCTGCGCAAGCGCATCACGTTTGCGGACGATGATGTTCTGGTCACGGTTGGTCGCATACCGGCAAGGTCGTCCATCGTTGGTGGGGGCGTGCATATCGTCACCGCCTTTACGGCCGGGAGCTGCATAATTGACGTGGGCTTTACGGGCAGCTCAGCTACTGCTGACCCGAATGCCTACGCCACGGCGCTTGTAGTGACCGCTGTCGGCTACATCGTGCTTGATGAGCTGGCGGCAACGACCAACATCCAATCGACCACAGACCATCTGGTCACGGCAACTCTAAGCAGCGGTAGCACGATCACCGCCGGCGTGGCTGACGTGATCATCATGTACGTGGTGGACAACGACGGCTGAGTGCCGTTGCAACACTGACTGAGGGCGGCTTCTTCGGGAGCCGCCCTTTCCTTTCCAACGCCAATAATGGAGAATTGAAATGGCGCACATCTCTGGCACTCTCGGCCGGCACAAGACGAAATCCATCAAGGCGGAACGCTTTGATCTTCAGAACCGCGTCGTCGATGCGACCGACGCGACACTGGCCGTCACGGCTCATGCCCACGAAGGCAAGATCATCACGCTGAACCGCGCGGCCGGCGTTACCGCCACGCTTCCCGCCGCAACCGGCAGCGGCCACAAATACACCTTTATCATCGGCACGACCGCCACATCGAACGCCAACGTCATTGAGGTCGCCAATTCGACCGACGTGATGGACGGCTCTCTCAACATTCAGGCAGACACGGATGTTGACGGGACGACGAAGGTCTGGATGGCCGAGGTCGGCGACGACACCATGACCTTTGCCGGCGCGGCAACGACTGGCGGCATCGTCGGCGGCCGGATCGAGTGCATCGATTACGCTTCCGGCTTCTGGACCTGCACTGCCTATACCATATCGGGCGGTGGTTCCGAGGCTACGCCGTTCTCGGCTGCTGTCTAGTAATCAGGAGCATTGAACCATGCCGAAGAAGCCGAAGCCTAAGGGCGGCCGTAAGGGCGGGGGGTACTAGCCCATGGAAATGGAGCAGATCAACATCCGCCGGAGTGAACATGGCGGTTGGATGGCACGGCTTATTGGCCCGGATGGGCGAACTGTCGTCGCAGAACGCACGCCGACGCTTGGGATGGCCCTGAGTTGGGCACATACCTTGGCGTTGCCTGACCAACTGTACATGGAACACGTCAAGCAGAGGTTCCACTAATGGCTGTCATTTCCTACGCGCCGTCGACCCCGGATGACCGGATACGTCGGCGGCGCAGCCTTTTCAACGACTACAACAAGCGGCGCGAGGCAAAGGCGGCTGTCGTGCCGGCCGATCCCGAGCCCACCGCTGCGCCACGCAAGGGCGTCTGCCCGGTATGCGGCAAGCACATCGGCCGCGGCGTCGCGTTCCATGCCAAGAGGTGCGAGGGCTAACCCATGGCTCAGGTCCGCACGATGTCCGATCTCACCGATGTCATATCAGACGACATGCAGCGGTCGGACCTGACCACGGCCATTTCCGAGGCCGTCGCCGACGCGATCCAGTTCTACCAGTCGGAGCGGTTCTGGTTCTCCGAAAGCCGCACCGTCGAGTTTACCACCGTGGCGAGCCAGATGGAGTATTCGTCCAGCGACGATAGCGAAATTCCGACCTTCATCACCATCGACCACGCCTGGATCATCCGCTCCGGCGATCAGGTGTGGAAATTGAAGCGCATCACGATAGGCGAATGGGAGCAATTGGCGGACGGCAGCGCATCGTCCGGCGAGCCCTATTTCTACGCCTACTTCAACGACAAAATCTATCTCTACCCGGACCCGAACGACGCCTACACGATCCGCCTTACCGGACACCAAGGAATGATTGATGGAGCGGATGCTGGGGCGTCGTTCGGGATTGGGGCACCGGAGAGTGCCGACCCCAATCCCTACATGCGCAATGCTTTCGAGCTGTTGCGAGCGCACGCCAAGCAATCCGTCTACCTGCACAAGCTACGGGACTTCGATACGGCGGCGTCAATGGCCCCCGTCATCCACCGGGCACTATCGGCACTGAGGCGCGAGACCGGCGCGCGGGCCGGCAAGGGCTGCATCGTTCCAACGCAATTCTAGGAGGGTGCCATGGCGCGCCAACTCATTACGCCGACATCGAGTTTCACCCGGCCGGCGGACACCACGCCCTATTCGAGCGGCGATCTCGTCGCCAATTCCGCCACGGCGGGCAGCGTCGTTGCGCCGAGCTTCACAGGCGCCAAGGGTTACGGCGGGACGAGTATCATCCGCCGCGTCCGGCTGCGCAAGTCCGGCACCAGCGTGACCTCGGCCGCGTTCCGGGTGCATTTCTTCCTCGCCGATCCGACGACTGTCACCAACGGGGACAACGGCGCGTTTTCAGTGTCCGGTGTGGCCGATTATCTCGGCGCGGCTGATGTAACTATTGACCAAGCGTTCACAGACGGCGCGTTCGGTTGCGATCCGGCCAACGCGGGGTCGGAAATCACGGTCGATCTTGCCACTGGGCTGAAGGTGTACTGGCTGCTTGAGGCCCGCGCCGCCTACACGCCGGCAAGCGCCGAGGTATTCACGCTCCAGCCCGAAGTCTGGCCGAGCTGACGGCAATGCAGCCGCCCTGGGCAAAATCATGGCGCCGCGCCGCCATAGCGGGCGGGGCCAGCCCCCGCATTGTCCTGTCGGGCAACGCCGTTGCGGAGGATGCCGCCCAAGGCACCGCTATCGGCACGTTCTCTGTGTCCAATTCCGATGCCGAGTGGACCTTCAGCCTCACCGATACGGCAGGTGACGTGGTGCAGCTCGACGGAGTGGACGATTCGCAGCTTGAAGCGGGCGTGACGGGCTTCGACTACGAGACCGCCACGTCGCACCTGATCGCGGTACAGGCGACGGCATCAGGCGAAACGACGCTGAACGGGACGTTCACGATCAGCGTGACGGACGTGGCCGATGTGGTCCCGTCGCAATTCGGGGCGGGCGACTGGTCGGTTGCCGATGCCGAGACGAGCGGTGACATCAACATCACGATCACGACACTGCCCGATCCCGGCGACAGCCCGATCACAGACCTTGAATACCAGATCGACGCAGGGGCCTGGGTGTCGCTGGGGGACACCACGACGGGCGTTTATGGCGTGGCGGGGCTTACCGACGATGTGCAGGTCACGGTGGCGGTACGGGCCGTGAATGCGGCTGGGGACGGTACGGCGAGTGCTGGCAAGACGGTGACGCCGACCGATGGGGGCGGAGCAGCGGCTGGCGACAGCTTGGCTCTTTTCGATGAAGGCGGCGTGACGCTGCTGCATGTAGGGATGATCTGAAATGGCGAACAATGTTGCAGTCACTGCCGGTTCCGGCACGACGTTCAAGACCACCGACACCGCAGGCGTCCATACCGGGCATGTGAACGTCGATTCGAGCGCACTCCCCACGGGTGCCGCGACGGAGACGACAGTAGCGGCGATCCAGACCGCTGTAGAGATCATCGACAATGCCATCTCTGGCACCGAGATGCAGGTCGATGTCGTCACCTCGGCACTTCCGACCGGCGCGGCGACGGCTGCCAAGCAACCTGCGCTCGGCACGGCGGGGACGGCTTCGGCCGACGTTATTAGTGTTCAGGGCATAGCGTCGATGACCGCTCTGGTGGTCGATGGCTCTGGTGTAACGCAGCCGGTGTCGGGCACGGTCACTGCGAATGCGGGGACTGGCACCATGACGGTGGACGGCTCCGGCGTAACGCAGCCGGTCAGTGCTGCAAGCCTTCCGCTGCCTACGGGGGCCTCTACAGCGGCCAAGCAGCCGGCCCTCGGGACCGCAGGCACGGCGTCCACCGATGTCATCTCGGTACAGGGTATCGCGTCCATGACGGCGCTCGTGGTTGACGGCTCCGGGGTCACGCAGCCTGTATCCGGCACGGTCACGGCGAATCTCAGCGCCACGGACAACACGGTGCTCGACAACATCGAGGCCGGCATTGATGAGCTGAAGGTGCTCGTCGGCGAAGTGCAGGCCACCCCGACCGCAAACACGGTTCTGGATCGTCTGAAGGACATCGAGACGGCGGTTGTGGCCGCCACGGTTGCCAACACCGTGGCGCTGGAGCCGCAAGGCTACGAGACTGTCGCGGCCTCGCAGGCGGATCAGGCACTCGGCGCGACCGGGGCGACGGGCGACTATCTCGCCCATGTGATGATCGTGCCGGCAACAACCTCGCCAGGGGCAGTGAGCATCAAGGACGGTGCTGGCTCTGCCATCACGATCTTTACCGGCGGCGCCGACAGCGTTGGCTCGCTCGTGCCGTTCTCGGTGCCGATCAACGCCGTGTCAGGCGCTGGAGCGTGGAGCATCACCACTGGTGCAAGCGTTTCTGCCATTGGCGTTGGCACGTTCACGTAAGGGGCGGCTATGCGCGCATCACACATAGCCCTGTTTGGCAACGTAGCGGCGCGCACCGCTGCGGCTGCTGGCGGTGGCGCTGCCGCATTCCCATCGGCCGCCGCATCTGCCACATCTGTCACGAGTGCAAGCAGCTCAAGCCATGCAGTGACATTGCCTGCCGATATATCAAGCGGCGATTTGCTGGTCATTGTAATCGCGTCGGCGAGCGGCGGCACAACCACATTCTCCGCATCCGGGTGGACAACACTGCATACTAAACAAAAAACGACCGCCCTTGGCATGTCGCTCGCCATTCTAACACGCACGGCTGATGGTGATGAGGGAGCGTCAGTGACCGTTACGTCTAGCTTAGCTAACATATCCGCGCACAACTCATGGAGAGTCACCAACTGGCAGGGCACGCCTGAGGTGGGAAGTGTAATATCATCCCCCGATAGCGACACCGCAGACCCTCCTTCTCTCAGTCCATCGTATGGGGCAGATAAGACGCTATGGTTGGAGGCAGCCTCAACACGGGCTCCACGCGACGCACCTACGCATTCCACTGGATACAGCGGTGGCATCACCGCTGCCAGTGGTGCAGTCGCCAGTTCATCGCACGTCAGAGTGGCTTCCGCCTGGAAGCAGGCTGAGGCAGCTACCGAAGATCCAGATGGGATTATTTACGACCTAAGTACCTCGTGGATCGCGGCGACCGTTGCCATTCAAGGTGTATGATGGGCTTTCTTCTCTTGGACAACACGCGCC